CTATTGCTTGCACTACTGTTGCTGACTCAGACATCTTCTCTGATTCCACAATTAACGCATGAATTACAGATTGTAGGGTAAACCCCTGTCTTAGCAACCCCAATACTACGCTATGCAACTCTTTCTGCAACTTTGCTTGCTCATTCATGTTAAGACTCCTTTTTTTGAAAATACCTGGGAAAAATTGAGTAGTACACCCCCGACCTAGTGGCGCATAGGGGGGGAGGGTATGCCGCCTTGCTGGAATCGACCCCTGGCGCTATGTGCGAGACCACCTTGCTTTCTGCGTTACAGACCACCCCTGTACCCCCGTTGCAATTCCATACGACCATTTGGTAATGTTACAAGCCCCTATCTACCTACAATGTTAGGTTCCTGAGCAGTTCTCATCCATCAGCGCCCTAGCAAAGTCGATGATACTATCAGGCTCCGCTGGCCTCGCCTTCAGCCACAGTTCCAGATCGCGAATGAGCATCTGCTCCCTCAGTTGACACATTGCTATTAACTCAAATCCTTTTAAATCTAAATCATTTATTAATTTATCTTTAAAAAACACACTTCTATATATCGATTGGACTATAGCCTCGCAGTTGTTATGATCCACCATAACCTCAACCTTAGCCTTTTTTATCACTTCCAAGGCCTCTGCCTTAACTGGTAATTTAATCGTCTTACGCGCCCGTTTAGACCCCTTGCTTAGCATCTCTTCCATGTACTTCTCCTCTTGTTTAATCATCTGTGGACTTCTGGACTCTTCATTAACTAAAGCTATCGCATCTAGGTGATTAATAGACTTGTTATATATCACTCTTGTAGTGGCGGTGTGGCTATTCTTAGCGCCCTTGGTCAGCGTCTCGATGTAGCCAGCATCTCTCAATATCCCCATCATTCTTGATATGTACTGTTTATTGGTTTGTAGGTCTCTAGCCAATCTCTCTTGGCCTACCCATGTAATCCCGGCGCGGTTGCAATAAGAACTAATCAACGCCAGGACTCTGACGCATCCACCATTTAACTTTCTATCTGTCAATGCCTTGATGGGCATCACAGCTATCTGCCGCTGGTCTGGTGGCGCTGGCTTTAGCTTTACTTTAGGTTTGGTAGGAATATTAAAGTCTTGCTTATCCCCGTTTAAAACCTTCATAGAACCTCACCCGCTATAAAAAGCGGTTGAATCACTTTCGTGATGTATCTATCGTTTATCGCGGTGTCTAGGATCTTCTCCTTCAGAGTGCTAGGCCCGATCTTTTCGATGGTCATCCCCCCTGATTCGACTGCGTTTATCTGAGTCTGGCGATACTCCATTCTCAAGGGCTGGGTTATGGCCCCGTTCAGACAGTCTATACGCATATCCATAGAAAAGTAAATAGGGTTTATACGAGGCTCGGAGGCAACTGAAAATGCGGTATCTCATTTGTCCACCAGGAGTACTCACACTCCTTGCAGACTCTGCGCCGACAGATCCAGTTGTGCGCCTCATGGTGCCTGGTCTCAGCTACCTTGATATCGGTGCTATCGCAATGCTCATTGATACAAATCATTCTTTGTTCTCTCGGTTGTATATCTCTAACATGGCATTGCGTAGTGCGTTGTAGCCAACTTGGCCACGCAACTCTGCCACCCTCGCGAGGTGCAGTTGCCGGGTCTTTCGAGTTCTAAATCTCTTGAGTACTGATCTAGCCTCAGCATACAGGCGGTACTCTTCCGAGTAGTTTCCGACTGTTGTGCCATCAGGCAAACGAAGTAGCCGCCGTCCTGGATGAAATTGACCACAAGCGAAACATCTAAGCCTGTCCTCATCTACTTCTTTTCCCTCTCCTGTTTGCGCTCCCAGCAATCCTTGCACATCCATCTCTTTTGTCTTTTGTTTGCGCTTATTATCCAAGCCCCATTCCTATAGTCTTTGCCATACTGGCAGTTACTGCACCAACGCTTGCCGGTGATCGAACTGTCGGCCTGTACGGCCTTGGTATACATATCATTCTCGTGGCTCATATCGCTATCACCGCATCTTCTTTAGGGATTATTAATCCAGACTCAGTAGTAAACAAGCTATTTGACTTGTATTCATAAAGGTTTACAACTCGCTTGCTGGTCTGTTTCCAAGTGTTTTTATAGCTGATACCAAACCGCTCTCCAAACTTATTCCATCCCATCTGTTTCCAAAAGAAATTGCTAGACAAATCGTCTGCACATCCACAAGCAAAGTCCTGTATGCCTCTTAGGTTTCCATGTGATATCGCGGCCGCTAACAATGCTTTGCCGCGCTCTAAAAGCCTGGCATCAGACTGTATTGCTATCTGGTTGCATTTTGCAACCTTGCCATAGGAAAACAATACAAACCCAACTGGCGTATGGTTCTCCTCGCAGATAAACAGTTTGTCATTGCAAGTGTTACTCCATCGTTTACCAGGCTTGTACGCGGTGATTGCGGCCGTATAAGCTGGCTTTGGAATAAAGCCTAAAGATAAAGACTCTTTCTTGGCCAGATCAACTATATATGGCACATCTTCTAGAGTTGCTAATCTAATCATTGCCGGTCTCCAATGTCTCAATCATTACCCTGGCCTGGCCACCTTTAAATGCTCCATTACCGCGATACACATTGATCTGGTCTATCTGCTCATCATCATCAAATACGCCGGCGTCTTGCAAGCTATCTAACAAGGCCTTGACGCGGTTATCAATGTCGTACTTGCGCTTGTCCTTTGGCCACAAAACAACCTCCAAATATAGCCTGGCAGATCCCAGCTTGGGAGTGTTTGACTCAGAGATGTAATCAGCTACGGCCTTCTTGTATTCGCGCCCTTGCTTGCTCATGTAGGTAGCATGAGCGCCGCGTCTGTAGTAGGTATTGACGCTGGGTGGGAATGGTAGGTTAAGGATTATCACGCAAGCATCTGCGTTAGACGCTGGCCTAGATCTCCTTGCTTACCAAGGGATGCCCTCAACTCCTCATTGATGATGCTTGCTATGGGTTTCTTACGCTCCAGGGCAGTCTGTTCTAACAATGTTCTAACATCTGGGCGCAGTCGTACGAGGAATGGTTTTAGGTCTGACATCTTTTCTCCTATTTGTGGGATCGGATAGCACAGTCTTTTTAGACTTATAACCTCGTTATCTCGTGCTGAATAGTGTCAGTACTATCCGATATCTGTGAGCATACAGTATGACTACATATAGCGCAATAACTAGGGTAAACACTTAGAAATTAGTTAAAAATAAGTGTTGTAAAACTACATTTAGTCCTTGACGGGTACTCTAAGTGTGGTACAGTCACATCTAAGCGATATCGCTTTTAACCACCGAGACACAGGAGTTAATTATGTTTGTAGCATATTACAGAGTATCAACACAACGCCAAGGTCAATCAGGGCTTGGTCTTGAGTCACAACAATCGGCAGTAACACAATACTGCGCTGGCAAAGAACTCATCGCGGAGTTCACAGAGATCGAGTCAGGCCGTAAGACAGATCGCCCACAACTCTTGGCCGCTTTGGCTTTAGCTAAAAAGAACAAGGCCACTCTGGTTATTGCAAAGCTAGATCGCCTGGCTCGTAATGTTCACTTCATATCTGGCTTGCTCGAGTCTGGCGTGCAGTTCATTGCAGTTGATATGCCAGAGGCTGACCGCACATTTCTACAGATGGCCGCAGTATTCGCTGAGTGGGAGGCGCGCAAGATATCTGAGCGTACTAAGAGCGCTCTACAGGCCGCTAAGGTTCGCGGTACTGTCTTGGGTAGCCCAAGGCCAGAAGTCGGCTCTAAAGCTGGCGTAGAGGTCAAGCAAGCCAAGGCCAACGCGTTTGCATTCAGAGTTGCACCATCACTACAAAGTATCCTCGCTCAAGTTGGTTCCAACTTGCGTGATGTGGCCGCAGAGTTGCAGTTACGCGGCATCAAGACCGCCAGGGGCAATGAGACCTGGCACCCAGCCCAAGTAGCACAACTTATCAGGAGAGTTAACTATGCAGTCGTTTAACAAGCACAACCAATCCTCCAAAGACTTGTACAAGTCGGAGGAGTCTGTACTCGACAGAGTGATAGGCGCGATAGCGTTTATTGCTTTTGTCGTAATCGTAGCCCTGTCTGGATGTGTAGAGACAGATCCTATTCCAACCCCAACACACAAGGTGGCCGTATGAATTTAGAAGATATCGAGTCACCTTATATACCAGCCGCCAAGACCGACATCTTGCGTACGCTAAAGCGTACGGGATGGGTGCCACCATCGGAGAACAGAGAGTATCAAAAGAAGTGGGAATACTACCGATCCATTGCATTTAAAAACGAAAGGAAACTGAAGTGAACACACAACTAGAACAAGTAATGAACCACCTTAAATCTCGTAAACGCACAGGCATTACAAGCTGGCACGCCATTGAGTCTTATGGCATCACACGCCTAGCGCATTACATACATCAACTCCGAACCAGGGGATGGCAGATTGAGGATCAGTTTGAACACGATCCTGATAGACCAAACCACAAGTGGAAACGCTATTGGCTCAAGAAAGCCCCGACTATCGCAACCATGAAGAGGGCAAAATGATGGACTATTCTGAATACTTGCTACGCATTGACAGACTGATGCGACTAACGCACCAGGCCGCACAAGCTAACAACAACGGGGCCGCAAGTGATATGGCCGCTGAAGTAGCGCGTTATGCCATCAGCCTGGCCGCTTACTTTGAATCAAAAACAGAAACGGAGATTTGATATGGTAGGAAAAGTCACACCAAACAATATGCTCTCAGCCAGCCGCCTACCAGCGGTCTGCGGCATGAGCGTATATCGATCACCTAACGATGAGTTGCTTTCATCAATTGATAGTATCAATGGTATATCACCGCCTGATATATCAAACGAGGCTATGGGATGGGGTAATAAGATGGAGCCGACTATCTTGCTGGAGGCCGCTAATAGGCTGAACTGCAAGGATCTAGAGATTGACTACCATACGCCATTCTTTCACGACAAATGGCCTTTGAGTTGCTCTTTGGATGGCACCGCGTACGGCAAAGGCCAGGTTATTGTCAGCGATCCAGACAATGGCATCTATGTGGTTGGAAAGGATTCGATTACGCTCGATGGTATGGGCGTGCTTGAGGCCAAGTTAACCTCAATGCCAGCGGAGGATGTACTGCCTCTGTATCGTGGGCCTATACAGTTGCAAGCCCAGATGTCAATTATGAAAGCTGGATGGGGCGCGGTATGTACGCTCTACCAAGGTACGCAGTTGCGGATCTTTTTGTTTGAGCCACACCTACCTACATTGAGACTGATCCAGGAGACCAGTAAGACATTCCAGGAAAAGATAGATCGGTATAGGAATACAGGCGAGATTGACTACTACCCACCGATTAATCCTAAAGATGCGGCTAGGACTTGGGCTAGTGGCTCAGATGATGAGCCTGTAGTGCTAGATAGTTATGCTGAAGAGTTAACCAAATTATTTTTGGAGAACAAGCAAAAAATTACAAAAGCAGAAGAGGAAAACTCCAAGATACAAACAGAGATTATGGGAATGCTTAAGAACAATACCGCTGGTATCGCCGGTGAGTATCGGATCTCATGGCCAACTCGTACATATAAAGCCCAGGTGGCAAAGATTACGCCAGCAAAAGAGGCTTACACCATTCGTCAATCAACACTCTCAATAAAGGAATTAACAAAATGAGTTTAGTAAAACACCAGGGTTTTGCCCCACAAACAATGACTGAGGCTATTGAGTTTAGCAATATGCTCTCTAGATCCCAGATGGTTCCAAAGAACTATCAAAACAAACCAGAGGATGTGCTTGTGGCCGTCCAATGGGGTTATGAGATCGGTTTGGCACCGCTCCAGGCATTGCAGAATATCTCTGTAATCAATGGCAAACCATCGGTATATGGTGATGCGGCAATGGCATTAGTACAGGCCAGCCCAGTATGCGAGGATGTACAAGAGAGCATCGAGGGTGATGGCACTAGTAATCCTGTGGCTATCTGCCGGGTAAAGCGCAGAGGCCGCTCTGAAGTGGTGTCTAAGTACTCTGTAGAGGATGCCAAGCGCGCTGGTCTATGGGGTAAGCAAGGGCCTTGGTCTCAATACCCCAAGAGAATGCTCCAGATGCGCGCCAGAGGCTTTGCTTTGAGAGATGCGTTCCCTGATGTCCTTAAAGGTTTAATCACCGCTGAGGAGGCTCAGGATATGCCTGTGGATGAGGTAATTAATAAGCCAATAAAGATTGCGTCTAACAATCCATTGGATGCCATCCCAGCATTGTCAGTTTCAGAGCCAGAAGTTTTGGATATACCAGCTGATAACTGTCTCCAAAATACAACAGTTGAAGAGATGCCTGTGCCACCTATCGAGGATGCTCCACTACCGGTAGTTTCGGCTGGCTATCCTAAGCCTGGTACCTACAGGCTAAACATCCCTGGTAAGGAGGCTATTGTCTGTGAGGGTATTGAGTCTTGGATGGAGTCTTATAACGATATGGCCGATAAGGTTGCCAGATCTAAGTTATCCAAAGAGGTTAAGGCCAGCAAGATTGGTGAGTTTAATACTTTGAATGCTGATGTCTTAGGGTTGTTGAGTGCAGTTCAAAAGGCTGGCATGACTGCACATAAGCAAAAGCGTAAGGCTATGTTGGACGCGTCTAGTTAAAGTACAGGGCGCGTTCATCATTGCGCCTTGTAACTAATCCTTTGAGTACCTTGCCGCCAGCCTTAGTCCAATCTAGAAAGGCCTCGGCGGCACCTTCATAGTCACCTCGGTTGTGTTTCATTCTGAGGCTAGAGCGTTGAAGATCACCTAACCCTACATTGAAAGCAAAGCTGGTGAGCGCACCAAGGCGGCCAGCAGTAAGGCCGTCAGGACATAGTCTGCGTACCCCGTTTTCAAAACTGACCAGATCTTTAGCAAGCATCTCATCAACTTCTCCCATAGATAAAGTTCTATCCCACCCATCGGGGATTGGCAAAGACTTACGCTCTGCCAGCGGTACCCTGATATGTGATTGATCGATTACATGACCAACACCAACAGTCCATATTAACGCCGGGCATTGGTATGGCCTAACCCGTACACCTTCGTGGTGTTTAATCATGTCAATGACACGATGTTCTAAACTCATTTTTTAAATGCCTGAGTTCCGAACCAGAATGAGACCACGCTTGACCAGATAATCTGTGTCTCGTTATCCCACAGAATGTCTAGTGCAACGCTGAAGTCTACGCCAGTTTTAACGGCATAATAAAAACCAAATATCTCTACAAAGGCAAACAAAAAGAACAGGCCGTAGGTAATGAATGACCTGGTGAATGCTCTGGCATTGATGACCCATTGTGCCGCGCCCTCACCGATGGCTATGTCGTGTGCGTATAAGGCCTCACGCTCTTTTTCTGCTGACTGTATGGCAATCTGCTCTGTGCGGATCTCTTCTACTTTAGCCTGGGCAATGTAACCCTCTTTGAGCATCTGCATTTCACGCTCGGTCTGCATCTTAACTAGTTCTAGTTCATGCGCTTTGTCTGATTTATCTTGAAAAAAATCCATCAGCTTTGGCAGACCGCCAGCCAGAAATGAAACGATAGTAGTAAGTAAAGTAAACATTATGATCCCCAATAAACATACATTCCAAATGCTATCCAGGCACTAGCAACTACCCATGCCCACATCATTAAGTCAAAGTCATCATTCATTACCACTTATATCCCCAAGTGGCATACCAAGCAATGACTGCGGCAAACGCAAAGCAATAGAACTGTACGCGTCTAATTGCTTTAAGGTCATGTTGAAACTCTTCGTTGTCTTTGCGTTGCATATTTTCGATATCTAATTTAATTTTTAATAAAGCGTCCCATTCTTTGGCGCCATGCTTTTTAACAAAGTCTATCTTTAACCTGGCCTCCTCATCGGAGATTTGTTTCTTATGTTGCCATGACTCAAGCGCTTTAATCAGCGCTCTTTCTTTTTTAAACTCTGCCTCTCGCCTAGCCCTGATGCGTTCATTAGCCTTGGATTGTGCTAACTCAGTTGCATCGTGCTGAACATTCTCTATGCTTTTAGATAGACCCTTGCTGGCCTCTCGGCTGGAGTCTATGCTACTGCTTAATACTTTTACGCTATCAGATAACCCGAATGGATCAGACACATCTTAGCCCACCTTGATGTGGCCAACACCAGCAAGGTAAGTAACCAGGCCTATTGCGGCAACGCCAACAAACCAAAAGAACTTAGTCACTACCGACCGACCTACAGAGGTATAGACATTCTCGATAACTCTTTCAGTTACCTTCTCAACAATATCCTCGATCTCTTTCTCTGTCAGGTTAGCCATGATTATGCTTTCTTTCGTACAGTTTTTTTAGCTACTACTTTCTTAGCCGCTGGTTTCTTTTTAGCAACAGTTGTAGTTGTTTCAGCAACAGGCGTTTCAGTAACCTCAACCTTAGGTTGAAAGCCAAACTTGTCTAGTATCCAGGTAAAAGTAAAGTTCATAATTTATCCTATCAATGAAGTTACTTCAGCCTGGGTTAAACCAAGAGCCGCTAGTTTAGATAGTGCAGAATTCTTTACATCGATTGCCGCTTGTGCATCAGCCTCAGCCTGTGCCGTAACTGCGGCTAGGTTATAAGCTACTTCGTTGCCGTTAGCATCGTAAGCAGTATCAGAAATAATATTAACAACTTGTGGATAAAGTTGAAAAATTGCTTTAGATAAATTTGCGCTCATTGTGCAATCTCCATAAGAGTAAATCCTGAGGATGGTGGTGGAGAACTTCCATAGCTATTTACACCAACTGTGCCTGTTCCACTTCTTTTGTTCATATAAACTGTATAAGTTGTTGCAGAAGTTGTTGCTGGTGAATCTAAATAAGTTAAGGTGGTTACTGGAAGCGCAAATCGAGTTGTAGCAACACTTACTTGAACGGCATCATTAAAAGTTGCAACTTGCGTAGAGCCATTTCTTAATATAAACCAACCACCAGCAACTGAACTGTTTCCATCTATGTAACAACTTGCACTTGCAATAACAAGAATTTTACTTGTTGCAAATCTAGGTGTAATAGATGCAGTAATGCTTGTTGCTACATTGCTACTACTTGTAGTGTATTGCTCTGTTCCGTTAATAGTATTAACAACTTGTAATACGCTACCAGCTGGCAAATCAGCATACTCAATAGCACCAGCCGCTATCTTATCGATACCAGTATCTCCGCTAATAATAGTAGGCATTATGTATTCTCCGCTGGTAATGGTGTATTGCCTTCAGCTACCCATTTTAGG